CCGATTATCCGTGAGTCGTTTGCCGGTGCGTGGCAGCAGAACGTCACCATTGCGCCGAACACGGTCCTGAGCTACTACGCCGTGTTCGCCTGCGCGACCCTCATCGCCTCCGACATCGCAAAGCTCACGTTGTGTCTGGTGCAGGAGGACGGCGACGGCATCTGGACCGAGACGAGCTCGCCGGCGTTCTCGCCCGTGCTGCGGAAGCCCAATCACTACCAGACCATCATCAAATTTGTCGAGCAGTGGGTCCTCTCGAAGCTGATCTGGGGTAACACCTACGTGCTCAAGCAGCGCGACAACCGCGGCGTCGTCGTGGCGCTCTACGTCTTGCACCCGTTGCGGGTGCATCCGCTCATTGCGCCCGACGGCGCCGTCTACTACCGGCTCGACCAGGACCTGCTCTCCGAGCTCGAGGAGACGATCACGGTGCCGGCGAGCGAGATCATCCACGACACGATGAACGCGCTCTACCATCCGCTCATCGGCGTGTCGCCGATTTACGCCTGCGGCATGGCGGCCTATCAGGGCCTGGCCATCCAGGGCGCGAGCACGAAGTTCTTCGGCAATGGCTCGCGGCCCGGCGGCGTGCTGACAGCGCCCGGCGCCATCAGCGACCCGACGGCGAAGCGGCTGCAGGAATACTGGGCGACGCACTACAGCGGCGCGAACGTCGGCAAGGTCGCGGTCCTGGGCGACGGGCTCAAGTACGAGTCGATGACGATGAACGCCGTCGACGCGCAGCTCATCGATCAGCTGAAGTGGACCGCGGACAACGTCTGCTCGTGCTTCCACGTCCCGCCCTACATGATCGGCATCGGGCCGGCGCCGGCCTACGCGAACATCGAGCCGCTCATCCAGCAGTACTACGCGCAGTGCCTGCAGGCGCTCATCGCCAACCTCGAGACGTCGCTCGACGAGGGGCTCGGGATTCTGTTTCCCGTCGGCGGGAAGCAATACGGGACCGAGTTCGACATCGACGACCTGATGTGGATGGACACCAAGACGCGCGCTGAGGCGTCGCAAAAGAGTGCCGGCACGCTCTCGCCGAATGAAGCGCGGCTGAAGTTCTTCGGCGCGGGACCGACCACGGGCGGCAATTCGCCGATGGTGCAGCAGCAGTACTACTCGCTCGATGCGCTGGCGAAACGGGACGCGGGCGATCCGTTTGCGAAACCGGTCCCGCCGATGCCGCCGCCCGTGCCGCCCAAGGCGCTCGACTTCACGCCGACGGCGCGCGCGCTCGAGGCTGCGGAGTTTGCCGATGTCGCCTGACGAGCTCGGCGTCGTCCTGGTGCGCACCATCAAGCGCGCGCTCGAGCCGCTCGCGGCCCGCCTGGCGGCTGTCGAGGGCCACACCGCGGCGCTCGATCTGCGCGAGCGGATGGCGGCCGCCGAGGTCCGGCTCGAGCTCGCGGGCGCGCGTGTGGCGGCGCTGGAGACGCGGCCGCCCGTGCCGGGCCCGCCGGGACCCGCCGGCCAGGATGGGCTCGGCCTGCAGGACCTCGCCGTCGAGCAGGACGGCCACACCGTGACGTGGAAATTCGCCAGCGGCGACCAGGTGAAGACCTTCCCGCTCACGTTCGCGTTCCTGCGGGACTGTGGCGTCTACGTCGAGGGGCGCAGCTACGAGCCGGGCGACGTGGTCAGCTGGGGCGGCTCGCTGTGGGCGTGTCAGGCGGCCACCACGGGCCGTCCAGGCCTCGTGGCGACGGCGGCGGCCTGGCGCCTGTGCGTCAAGTGCGGACGCGATGGCAAGGACGGCAAACCGGGCGACCGCGGCCCCGCCGGGCCGGCGGGCAAGGACTACGGCGAGACCTTCGACGCGCTCAGGCACCGCTGATGGCGCGCGTCACCTTGCAGCAAGCGGTCGACCACCTGGCGCTGCCGCTCGTGCTCGACAGCACGCCGCTCGACCCGCGGCAGAACGACCTCGCGCTCAAGCTGTTCATGGCCGAGGCGATCATCGTCGACTACTTGAAAATTCCGCCGGCGATTAATCCGCTCGGGCCGGCGCTGCGCGACAGCGCGCTGCCCCCGGACTGGACGCCCTGGCCGCCGACCGATCCGCCGGCGCCGGTGACGCCGCCACGCGGCCAAATTCCCGAGGACGACCCGATTGTGCAGGCCGCCATCCTGCTCGAGCTCGGCGAGCTCTGGCGCTTCCGCGGCGACGATACCGACGCCCAGAGCGCCGGCCAGGACGCGCGCGAGCTCGGCCAGCTGTCGCCGACGATTACCAACCTCCTGCGCCGGTATCGCGATCCGGCCTACGCTTGACTATGCCGCTGACCTCGACCGGCGCGCGCGTCACCTTCGCCATCACCCTGCTGAACCCGGGGCCGGCGGTGCCGGATGGCGACGGCGGCTGGACGAACACGCCCGTGCCGCTCGGCCCCGGGCCGGTCTGCGGCAGCATCACGCCGGCGCCGCGGCGCCAGGACTACGAGCAGGCGGGCGGCGGCAGCACCATCGGCCACGACTCGAGCGTCGTCGTGCTGCCGTATCTGCCCGGGGTGACGACGCAGACCTCGCTCACCTGGGCGGATCGGCATGGGACGGCGCATCTCGCGAATATCCTCGCTGTGACCAACCCCGACGGCCGGGACCTCGAGCTGCATCTCGAGGTCGTCGAGGTCGCGCGATGAGTAGCAGCCTGACGTTCGAGGGGCTCACCGAGCTGCGGCAGGCGCTCGTCAATCTGCCCGCCGAGCTCACGAGCGAGGCGAGCGCCATCGTCTACGCGTCGGCGAGTGAGGCGGCGCGCGCCATCGTCGACGCCTATCCGACGCGCACCGGGCACCTCAAGGACGGCGTGTCGGTGACGCGCACCCGCGTGAGCACGTTCGGCACGGCCGCGGTCGTGACCAATCGCGCGCCGCACGCGTTCATTTTCGAGATGGGCACGCAGGCGCGGCACACCAGCCTCGGCGCGAATCGCGGGTCGATGCCGCCGGGGCGCGTGTTCGTGCCGCGCGTGCAGCGCTACCGCGCCCGCATGTATGAGGGGCTCGCCGAGATGATCCGCACGCACGGCCTCGAGGTCACGACCGGAGGGGCCGAGGAATGAGCACGGCCGCGGCCCGCACGGTGACGACCGATTCGTCGGCGATCGACAACGCGTTGATCGCGCTGCTCGGGTCCGACCCTGAGCTGCTGCAGCTCTGTCCCAACGGCGTCTACTACGACGAAGCGCCGCCCGGCTCGACGCGGTTTGTGATTGTGAGCCTGGTGCAGGAAGTCGACGTGGACGTGTTCGGCGGCAACGGCTACGAAGACGCGCTCTACACGGTCGAAGCGCGGATGCTCTCGAACAGCGCCGGGGATATTCGGCGCGCCGCGGCGCGTATCCACACGCTGCTGCAGGATCAGCCGCTCGTCGCCGAGGGGTTCACCTACATGGCGATGTACCGCGAGACGCGCGTGCGGATCACCGAAGTCGACGAGGTCGACGTGTCGATTCGATGGAACCGGCGCGGCGGCCACTATCGCGTGCAGATGACACCGAGCTAACCCACGGGTGATCGCGGAAACCTTGAACACGGGCACAGCAGAGGGAGACGACACATGGCGATTCTGACCGGACGGTACGGCAAGGTGAAATACGATCCGACGGGCGTCGGTGGTCCGACCGCCGTCGAGATCATCAGCATCAACGGCTTCAAGCTGTCGATGAAAACCAATTACGAGGACGTGACCTGTTTCGGCGACCTGAACCTCGTCTATATTCCGGGCCTCAAGGACGTGTCCGGGACGCTGCAGGGCTTCTGGAATAGCGCCGACACGACGCTGTTCGACGCCGCGGATGCGCCCACGCCGGGCTTCCTCGAACTGATTCCGAATTCGGGCACGACCGAGTCGGCGTTCTTCTGGTCCGGCCTCGCCTACATGGACGCGGACATCGACTGCACGCTCATGGCGCCGAAGATCAGCGGCACGTTCAAGGCCGCCGGGCCCTGGGCGCGCGCCGGCGGCTAAGCGGCCCGCGCCGTGTTTACGACCCTTGCGCTGCACGGTGGCGCGGCGACCCTGCTCTGGGGCCACCGCGAAGCCGCCGTGCTTGGCGCCTGGCGCATCGAACGCGCGGCGCGGGGCCGGTGGCAGTTGTCCGCCACGGTCACGCGCGTCAATCCGTACCACGTCCGGCAGCGCCCCTTGCTCTTTACCGCGCCGCGCGCACGCGGGTTCTGGGCCTGGGGCGTCGAGTCGGTCACGGTCGGGCCGCGCACGCTGCAGGCGACGCTCGGCCCCCCTGAACAATAAGAACCGGAGCCCCCTGTATGAGTCGTTTTCCGCCGCCGACGGTCACGGTGCTGCACATCTCGGAGGGCGACACCATCACCGTGCGCACGCGCCTGAACGCCGGCGAATCGCGCGCCGCCTACGCGCGCATGATCCGCACGGGGCCCGACGGCGAGCTCCAGGTCGACCACAGCCAGCAACCGCTGGCGATCGTGCTGGCGTATCTGGTCGACTGGTCACTCGTCGACGACACCGGCGCCGTCGTGCCGATTCGCAATCAGCCCGACGCGGTCGTGCTGGCGGCGCTCGACGCGCTCGACACCGACAGCTATCTCGAGATCAAGGACGCCATTCAAGCGCACGACCTCGAGATTTTGCAGACGCGCCTCGCGCTAAAAAAAACCCTGAGTGGCGAG